GGTTTCCAGTTAGCGCTGGTCGCACTCGACTAATCGGCCCGGCTGTATATAAAGCGCGTCGCGGTATTGAAGCTGAGATGACAAAGATGATTGCTAAAACTATGCGCGTCGTGCAGGCAGGTTTGTAATGGCATTAAGTATTCCGATTGTCTCCGAGTTTGACGGTAAAGGCATTGACAAAGCAATAAAAGAATTTAAGCAATTAGAAACTGTTGGCGAGAAGGCACAGTTTGCTATTCGCAAGGCGGCTGTACCTGCGGCGGCTGCGATCACGGCAGTTGCGGGGGCGCTTGGCTTGGCGGCTAAAGCGGCAGCCGAGGACGAACAGCAACAAGCGATTTTGGCTAACACAATGCAAAACGTTGTGGGCGCTACTGACGCAACGGTTGCGGCAACTGAGGACATGATTGCGGCTATGTCGAGGGCAACTGGTACGGCTGATAGTGAGTTACGGCCAGCGTTTGCAGCCTTGTTGCTTGGTACTAAAGATGTTGGCGAGGCTACTGACGCGCTTGGCTTGGCTCAAGATATTGCGATCGGTTCGGGTGCAGATTTAGCAACGGTTGCTGATGCGTTGTCTAAAGCGTATGCAGGCAATATGCGAGGTTTGCGCGCGTTGTCACCTGAGATGATGGGCATGATTAAAGAAGGCGCGTCACTTGATGAAGTGATGATGGCGTTAAACGACAATTTTGGTGGCGCTGCCGCAAAGTCTGCACAGACTGCAGCGGGACAATTTAAGATTTTAAAAAATAGTTTGGCTGAAACACAAGAAAGCATTGGTGCGGGTTTGTTGCCCGTGTTGCAAAAAGTGTTGCCGTATTTGCAGAGCATGGCTGATTGGGCGCAAAAAAACCCTAAAGCATTTTTGTTTATTGCCGGCACAATTAGCGCTATTGCTACAGCAATTTTGGCAGTTAATTTTGCTATGGCCGCTAATCCGTTTACGTTGATTGCAATTGGCATTGCGGCGCTTATTACTGGTCTTGCAGTTGCGTACACAAAATTTGAAGCATTTAGAAACGGTGTAAATTTTGTGCTTAATGGTTTAATTGCTGGTTTTGAAATGGTTGCAAATGCGCACGTGTCAATGACAAACAAAATTATTGACGGAATGAATTTAATAAACCCGTTTAAAGACATACCAAAACTGTCTGAAATAAGTCTTGGTCGTGTTGGTGGCGCTGGGCCAGTCAGCGGCGGTGGCGCGGCTCGAGAGGGCGGCACGGGCAGTATTACACCTAGTTTGCCAAGTATGCCTAGTTTGCCCCCAGCAATTATTGGTGGCGGCGGTGGCTTAGGCGGTGGCGGTGGCGGCGGTGGTGGCGGTGGCGGTATTGGTAGCCCGAACGACCTAGTAACAATACAAGGCGCTTTAACAACGTCAGGCAACGCTGAACGCATTGCAGCGCGTAGTAGCGGTGGCGTAACAATAAACGTGACAGGCGGTATGTCAACTAGCGCCGAGATCGGGCAAAGCGTGCTAAACAGTTTGCTGGCCTACCAGCGCACTAACGGCCCACTTGATTTACAGATTGCGTCGTAATGGCAGGCACGTTTGTTGTCGCTAGTGGCAACTATGACCTAGAAATTGACACAGGGTTTTTAGTTGACACGTTTACGCTTGACGATTTAACCTCAGGCGTTTTAGATAACACAAAATTTGTGCTTACTGGTACAACAGATTTTGCAAGTGTGCTTGACGGCGTTAACAGCGTTACGGTGCGTCGCGGCCGTCGCGATCAAGGCGATCAATTTAGTGCTGGCACAATGTCGTTTACAATGCTTGACACGGCGGGTATTTTTAACCCGTTTGATACGCAGTCGCCGTACTACGACACACCGCAATCGCAACCGGGTTTAGCACCTATGCGTCGAGTGCGCTTGTCGCGTTACAGTTCGCTAAACGTTAAAGAGTACCTCTTTGTCGGCGTAGTCGTAAATTTTGATTACAATTTTGCGCTAGGCGGTCTTGACACCGTAACCGTATTTTGTGCAGACGATTTCTATTTGTTAGCACAAACATATTTAGACGAATTTAACGTTAGCGAGCAATTGTCTAGCGCTCGAGTCACGGCGGTACTTAATCGGCCTGAGGTTGCGTTCCCAGCGTTAACGCGTGACATTGCTACAGGTACACAGACGCTTGGCGGTGCAGCGGCGTTTACAATTCCGCAGGGCACAAACGTGCTTGGCTATTTGTCTGACGTAAACGAGGCTGAGCAAGGTCGCTTGTTTATGTCGCGTGACGGCGATTTAGTGTTTGACGCTCGATTAGGCACAACGCTTACACCGTCGGTAGCGGATTTTCATGACGACGGTACAAACATTCCGTACAACGGCGTAGGCATAACTTTTGAAGCCGATCAGGTAACTAACCGTGCAGTCGTACAAATACTCGGCAGTAACAATCCGCAAGTCGCTGACGACGCTGGCAGTCAGGCAAAGTATTTTGTGCAGACTTACAGCATTACTAACAGCCTTTTGCATGACAACAGCGCCGCACTTGATTTGGCGGTCTATTTGCTTGACCCTGAACCTGAAGCACGGTACACGTCTTTGGCTACGTCGTTTGCTTTGTTGACTAGCGCGCAACGTGACACGGTGGCTGTGATTGACGTAGGCGACACGATTACGATTGAAAAGTCGTTTACGTCAGGCGTGACAACTACCGAGTTAGCACAAGAATTGGCAGTCGAGGGCATTGAGCATACGATTAGCGTTAATACCGGGCATAGCGTTACTTATTACACGTCGCCAACCGTCATTGTTTATGAGTTAATACTTGATGACTTGTCGTTTGGTATCATCAACGCGGACAACGCTCTAGGGTAAAGTAGGCAAATATGACAACACCGTTTCCGTTTGTTGCTGGTCAGGTTTTGACGGCCGCGCAACTTAACGACATACAAAATTTACCGATATCGGACAAGACGGCTAGTTACGTTTTAATTGCAGGCGACGAGACTAAGCGCACAATTATGAACGCTGCAGGCGCTACAACAATTACGGTTAACAACTCGATCTTTACGGTTGGCGATGTTATTCAGGTCGCTAACAAAGGTGCAGGCACTTGCACGATTACTGCAGGTGCAGGCGTAACTATTAACACAAGCGGTTCACTAGCATTGGCGCAAAATGGAGGCGGATACTTATTAGCACTTTCGGCGTCATCGTACATTTTTTTTAACCTAGGGGGCGGCGCAGGAATTCCAACCGCCATAAATTATCTTGTTGTCGCTGGTGGCGGCGGCGGCGGTAATGGTGCTGCTGGTGCAGAAAATGGTGGTGGTGGTGGTGCTGGCGGTTTGCGTAGCACGGTTACGGCTACTGGTGGTGGCGGTAGTTTAGAAACTGCGTTTGCACCTACTAGCGGTGTTACTTACACAATTACGGTTGGCGCTGGTGGTGCGTCGAATACAAGCGGTGTAGATAGCAGCATTGCTGGTACAGGTCTGACAACTATTACTTCAACTGGTGGCGGTCGTGGTGATGGTACAAACGCGGCAGCGGCCGGCGGTAGCGGTGGTGGCGGTGGCGGTAATACGGCTGGCGCTGCGGGTAGTGGTACAGCGAATCAAGGTTTTGCAGGCGGTGCAGGTCAAGGCGCAGTATCACCGTTTAGGGCAGGTGGTGGCGGTGGTGCTAATGCTGCAGGTGTTGCAGGGACAGTTGCGGCTGGTGACGGTGGTAATGGCGTTACGGTTGCAATATCAGGGTCGTCAGTAACTTACGGCGGTGGCGGCGGCGGTGCTGCGATCGTCGGTGGCACTCAAGGTCAAGGCGGGACAGGTGGCGGCGGCAAAGCAAACAGCGCAGCGGCAGGTGACGCAGGTACAGTCAATCTTGGCGGCGGCGGCGGCGGCGGTAGCGAACAAGGCAGTAGTGCTGGCGGTGCAGGCGGTAAAGGCGTAGTGATTTTGCGAACACCTGACACAGTTGCAGTTGGACTTACAAGCGGTGCCACAGTTACGCAATCAGGTGGATTTTATATTTACACATTTAACAACAGCGGCACGATTAAGTGGGGCGTGTAATGGCATATTTTGCAAAACTAGAAAACAACATAGTCACCGAAGTCATCAGCATTAGCAACGATATTTGTGGCGAACCGACATTGACATTTCCTGACACCGATAGCGCAGGCCGCGCATACATTGCTAACGGACTAAAATTTGCTGGCACTTGGGCGCAAACAAGTTACAACGCAAACTTTCGCGGTTGTTACGCAGGTATTGGATACACATTTGACCCGTTACTAGGCGAGTACGGCGAATTTGTGCCGCCGCAACCAGTTGAACCGTAATGCAATGCGATACGGGCTATTTGCGTTGATACTTGTGTTAACGGCTTGCGAAACAACACGCGACAACACACTTACCGTCAAAGCACGAGTCAAAAACATGACGCTAGATAACTGCAACGTGCCTGACCGATGCGGCATAACACCATGACTCGACACAGATACACAGCAGACGAACTACACGCACGCATGATCGTCACCGTAGGCGTACTACTAGCAATAGTTTTTAGCACCATAGTTTTAGGCATGACCTACGGCCTGTTGTTTGTGTCGCAACCTGAAAAACAAGCACCAAACGACGCGGCGTTTATAGATCTAATGTCAACAATTGTTGTGTTTTTAACTGGCACATTGTCAGGCATTGTTGCGTCTAACGGCATAAAAAAACCTACTAAATAGCAATGCCTAACCGCGCTTACATAATTACACAACAGCCAGTCGTAAAGTCTGCGTTGGCTGGCACAGCAGAATGGGCGCGACTTGCTTGTTTGCATAGCGCTGGCAGTTTGTGGAATAACGGCACATGGGTAGTACGCGACGTACGCAACAGACCCGGCACGATCAGCAACCATGCTCGAGGGCTGGCAATGGACTTGTCATACCGTTGGCTAAACCAAAAAAAACTTGGCAAAGCAGACGGCCGCAAAGCGTCACTAGCGTTTATTGTTAAGTGTTTAGAAAACGCAGACCATTTGGGCATACAACTTGTGATTGACTACGCGATGCAAAGGTCATGGAAATGCGATCGTGGCACATGGCAACCGCTACCAAGTGTTGAGCAGGGCGACTGGTATCACATAGAGATTGACCCGCACGTCGCCAACGACCCGATCATTGCAAAACAGCGCTGGCAAGCCGTTTTCGGGGTATCACCGACAGAGGCAACAAAACCTGTT